CCCTCGCAATCTGTGCCTTGTTCTTTTCAAGTGTAGAGCGCAAATAAGGGCGCGCGGCCATTTTTGAAGTACCTAGTTCAAGCGCCAAGGCGTAGTTTGTATTGGCTGAAACAACACCAGACACTCCGTTTGTTAGTTTTGATACACTGACAGCCAAAGATTGCCGCAATGCGCCTGTATCGGTTGCAGGCGGCATACCAGGTGATGAGGCTTGGTGCGATACATTACCGCGTTTATATATGCGGCCTGTGCCTTTTTTCCTGATAGCTTCGTCTACAGCGGATTTAAGGTATTCAACAGCGCCGTACATTGCGCCATAAGCCGCGTCTACGCTCATTTTTTTTAGCTTTATGATATCAATATCAACCGTGCTCATTTCGCCACCACGGTATAAGTCGCCTGCGCGGGGTCTTTATCAACGCTTATAATATCCAGAGTTTCGCCGCGAAACGTGATTTTATCCTGTGGCTTTGGCTCAACGGTTATCGTGTTGGCTAAAATTATGATTTTGCGGTAATCATCAGGAATACCCGCAAGGCGCTCCATGGCGGTAAAAACTTCATTAAATCCCTTGCCTGCGTATTCCGTTTGGGTAGCCTCTTTCCATCCACCAGCGCCATCATCCTCTAAGCGTGAACCGCTCGCAACAGTCAAATCCTCGGCAAAAGCAACAAGCGCATCGCCTACAATCTGTTTAACTTGTGCGGTTATAAGGTCAGACACGTTGCAACCTCACATTCGAACTATTCGTGCCCGATATAACGATATCCGCAAGCAGGCGGTTAACGAGTGGAAAGGTGCGTTTTGTCGGCGCACCATCTGCGTATTCAACTTCCACGCTGCCAGCTTTAACACGCTTGATTGCATTGCCTCGGTCATCCGATTGCATTAACGCGCCGTTAGCCCCGTAGTCATAGGCTAATTCAGCAACAGCATCCTTGAGGCGTTTAGGCACGGTATTCGGCTCATAATAAAACAAAGACACGCCGTAAAAACCACCGCGAGGCCATTTTAAAGCCTGCGTAGATGTCAGTATAAGGCTTTCAAATTCATAAGTGCTGTCAATGTATTGCGTGGCTGCCCGTAAGGCCGCCTCTTTTTTAGGCGTTGAATACCCAGACCATACAGTGTCATTGCGGTTTGACCAGTACGTATCAGCATCCTCCACAGAAAGATAGCTTTCTGCGTTTGCGACATTCGTACCATCTTCCACAATAAGAGCCATTACGCCTCGTAGTAACCGCCTGCGCGGTAGTTAGAAACTTCATCAGGGTGAACATCGGCAACAATTTTGCCGTTTGTCATTTTAACCAGCTTAAAGCCCTTAGGATGCGCAGCCTCTTCTGTTGCATCGTCATCCATAAAGGCTGATGCTGGCTGTTCCGCCATTGCCGCTTCAAGTGCTTTTTGTTCATTTGATTTTCTACCCATAGTATCTCCTAGAGAAAAGGCAGGGGCTGGGTGCCCCCGCCGTATTAAGTTTAACCAATCAGCAAGCCGATGTGTTCAGATTGCGAGGCAAGAACACCCCAAGCAAGACGAACTTCATAACGGCGTTGCAAGTATTGACCATACGAAGCAACTTCAAATGTAAGGCCAGTTATAGGGTCTGTAATCTGGACAACATCGTCAGCGGCATCATTACCCGATGCAATCATACGTGTGGCTAGGTGAATTGCCGAACGGTCAAAAGCAAGGTTTGCTGTGTAGTTGTCGCCAATTGTTACCGCATCGTTATCGGCTTCTATAGCCAATAGACCAGGGCGGCCAATTGTAAACACACCACCAGAAAGCGCCGTATTAGCGACGTATTTGTCGGTTGTACCAGCAAACGTAACAACATCACCAGCAAGCAAAGTGCCAGAGCCTGTGTCTACGTTGATTGTGGTATCACCTACAGCACCTGCGGCACTCAACTGATACGATGTGCCTGCGCCTTTTGTATGAACACCAACTGCATCGGAATGACGAAGGGCCATACCTTGCAGTCTATCCGTCATACCTTCGCGCAGCATGTCCATCGAGCCAGCTTCGTTGACTTTAAACAACACGCTTTGTTTGCCACGCAAGTTTGCGAGAGCGGCATGGCCGATAACAAGCTGACGGTCTGTTTTAGGTGCGCCGTTTTCGTCAAGAATACGAGCAACACCAGCTAAATCAGACAAATCGCCTGCTGTGCCAAATGGGGTTGTTCCAGCGGTACCATAGGCGCGTGACGCGCTTTTGTAACCTTCGGCCCATAAATCAGCTTCGATTTCATTTACGAGAGTGCGCATTGCCTGTGCGAAGCGATTTGCACGAACATTGGTAAAGATACCGCCATTCGACAAGCCTTTCTCATCTTCACCTGAAAAGCGCACAGGCACAGCACGAAACTTGTTGATTGTCATTGAGACGTTATCAACGGTTGTATCGCCGTTATCAGGTGCTTGTTGTGCTGGAGTTGCATCAACCGCACTTTCAGCGCGTGCGAGAGGAATGCGAACGGTTTCATTTTTTGCAGCACGCGCCATAGAGTGGCTTGTGTTAACTGCTGAAATCATACCAGTAGCTTCGCGTGATACTACCTGCAAGCCTTCGTACAAGTCGGGCAAGAGGTCTGTTAAAGTGTTTGCCATTTTGAAAATCCTTTGGTTGGTTTGGTTTCTTAATCAGTTACTTTACCACCAGATGTGAAAAACGAAGGACGGTCTTTAGCGTCCATTTTGTTAAACTCTTCTCTGGTGATTGTTTTAGTCTGACCCTTAGCCATACCATTCGCGCCCTTAGCGCCGCCCCCGTTGTTTACGGGTGCCGAGACGAAATACTTACCAGCATCGCCTTGTGCCCACTTTACCACATAATCAGAAAGGTTGTCACTATCAATTTTTGCCGTTAAATCATCGCCAATTTCGATTTTTCCAGTTGTTTGCAATAGTGCTTTTGCGGCTGGCAGATAATGCGCGGCAACACCCGCATCGACAAGGGCCTTTGTCAGGCCATCTTCTACAACAAGCTTATGCAAGTTGTTTTGCATGGTGGCAAGTTTAGCCTCTAGTGCAGCTTTTTCTTTACCGTAGCTATCTGAAATCTGTTTTTTTACAGCTTCAATATTGCCAGCTTTTTCTGCCAATGCCAATTCTGCGGCCTCTTTTTCTGCGGCGATTTGTTCGGCACCTTGCTTTGTTTCTTTGAGTTTTCCTAAAAGCTCATCCCGCTTGGCCTTTAATCCTGCGGTTTCTTTTGCCACAGCATCGTCAATCATTTTCTGGATGGCTTCTTTTTGCTCGTCTGTAAATTCCATAGTTATTGTCTCCTAGAGTGCCCTTAGGGCTTTTTGGTTAATCCTGCTTTTTCAAACGCTGCAAGGTCGCGTTTTCGTAGCTCGTCAAGCGTATAAGAACGCCCAGCGTTATCTACAAACCTGTCTAGGCTTAACCCTCCTGCTTTAAATAAAGCGGCACGGGTTGGCCCTAAAATCTCTATCTGGTCTTTAAACGGCTGCTTTTTTAGCCATTTTGCGTATGTTGTCCGCTCTGGTTGCGGAAATCCCTTGATTATTGCTGTTGTCACAGAGCGACACCCTATATGTGCAGGTGGCCTTGGCCCTTCGTTTAGCGGATAAACTTCACCGTCACGGGCTTGGCATACTGGCGTTGTTCTAGCATCAAGAACACTTGACCACATAACGCCATCTATAAATTGCTCGTTTTCAGCGTAAACTTGTTCGCGTGCCTGCGTAGCAATATCGTTTGTCATTGTCCTGATAACAGCCGCCGCATTATTGCGACTGATTTGCAAAACGCCGTCCTTGTACCCATTAGCACGAGTGCCACGTATGCGCTTTATTATTTGTGCCGTGCCTTCACCCTCGGTTACGCCAATGCGTACAGCGTCTTGTATTTGTAGCCTTGTAGCCTCGGCAAGCGTGGATGACCATTCATTTAATAGCCTCCCTTGTATAGGCTTGGTTTTTACAATCGCCGCAAGTTGTGCAGCGCTTGGCCGATTAAACGCCGTACCCGTAGCGCCCGATAACTTTTGCGCGTTGTAATCCGCCTCGTATGCCGCCAAATCAAGCATATCAGCCTGAGCGGTTTCATTAACGGCCCCGCGGTATTCTGCCATTCGAGCACGCAGGAATGTAAGAAAATCCTGCAATTGTTTTTTGCTTAACCCGTCAGTTTTTGAAAGTTGCGCAATTATGTCTTTTTCAACATCAGAAAGATGCGCTAGTATTTTCTTTAAAACACCCGTGCTATAC